GGACCCGCCGGCGGGGGAGACGCTGCTTCTACCAGTCAAGGGCGTCTCAGCGCTCACTGTGAAGCTTGGCGGCATCCCGCTGGAGCACGTGACGTACTCCCCGCGCACGGGGGCACTGCGCCGCCACGGCGGCTGGGGCACCGAGCTGGGCACCATCGAGGTCACGTACACCGCTGGCACCGACGAGGTTCCTGACGACGTTGCGGATGCGGTGGCGGAGCAGGCCGCGAGCATCTACGCCACGCTCGCCACGCCCGGCGTTCAGCAGATCAGCCAGGGCGTCCGGTCCATCACCTTCGGCACGGCGTCCACCGTCGGCACCACACAGCGGTGGTCCGAGGCCGTGGAGCGGCATCGCATCGACGGGCAGGGCATCCTGTGAGCGTGTGGTCAACCCTTTTCGGGTCCGAGATTCTCACCGTCACCGAGCCGACGGAGACCGAGGATGCCCACGGCGCCCCGCGCCGGGAGTACCCGGCGGCCAACGCCCGCCAGATCATGGGTGTCGACGTTCAGGCCGGCCCCACAGGCGAGAACAACTCTCACCGCGATGGCGAGTCGTGGGACCAAGTTGCCTACGTTGACGCGGCCGCGGCGGCCACGATCTCGAAGCACGCTCGCATCGACTGGCGTGGCAAGTCGTACCGGCTCGTAGGCCCCATTCGGATCATGACCGGTGCTGCACTCCTCCCGGACGCCGCAGTCCTCAACCTTCGTCGCTGGGAGGGCTGATGGGCTTCGGACGAATTGAGTTCCACCACGACGGGTTCAATGAGCTCCGCAAGTCATATCAGGATGAGATCGACTCCTTCGGCGAGAGCGCAGCGGCCAGCGCCAACGCGATGGCGAGCCTGGGCGACAGTGACGAGGCCCGGGGTGGGCAGAGGAAAGCCGGGGAAGAGCCGTTCGCCTACCAGTCGAAGCCGAATGCCACGCGCGCCCGAGGCATCGTGAAGACTGCCACCTACTACGGCCGCCTTGTGCAGGCGCGCGATGATGTCCTTACCCGAGCAGTTCTAGGAGGCTGACCATGGCGCAGCTGATTCTCACCAAGGACCCTCTGCCGGCGCTCATCGCCGCGCTCCGAAGCGAGTGCGCGAAGGTGGTGGGCGCCCCTGTCAAGGTCTCCTCGATCCTGGCCAAGGACCCGGGCGCTGGGAACACGATCCACGTGTACGTTGCCGGCGGCTACCCGAAGACCATGGTGTCGTCCGCGGCAACGGTGCTTATGCACTGCTACGCCAAGGATGGCCCGTCGGCTCAGCGGTTGGCCGCCGCCGCCGCCGCCGTCGTGGCTCTTGATCGGCAGGAGTGGCACTCGGGGCGCGTGCAGAGCGGGCCCTACGACAACCCGCACCCGGACTATCCGCACCTGCACCGGTACTCGGTTCAGGCTGAGGTCACCACGGAGTCTGAGCGCCTCGAAGTAGACTAGAGCCAAGCCCGCCCGAGGTGCGGGGACCCCGCACTACAAGGAGGACTGAATGCCCGTCAACGGCAAGAGCGATGCCTCAAACGTCATCGCACCCAAGCCGATGTCCGTCATCGGCGGTGTGTTCGTGTGCACTACCGAGGACGCCAAGAAGATCACCGCCCACGTTGACCTTACCAATGCCCCGACCGGGGTGACGCTGGAGGCCATCGGCTACTTGACGGATTCCGGCCCGAAGCGCTCCATCTCCAACTCCACCTCAAAGGTGAAGGCGTGGGGCGGCGACGTCATCCTGTCCACCCGTGAGGGCGCTGAGGCGACAGTCGAGATTCCGGTCGCCGAGTACCTGAACATCACCGGCCACAAGCTCGTTTACGGCGACGCCAACGTCACCAAGACGGGCAAGAGCATCAACATCGTCGGCAAGCTCAACGAGATTCCGCCCCACCGCGGAATCGTGGTCATCGTCAACACCGACGTTGCCAGGGGAACCATCGTCTACGACGACGCCCAGGCCGTTATCGATGGTGATGTCGAGATGAACGGCAAGGACATCATGGCCAACACCCTGAAGCTCGACCTGTTCCCGGTAGACGGGGCGTTCTACCGCGAGTTCTGGGTCAAGAACTGACACACCCAAGCACCAACCGAGAGGATCACACAATGACTAAGCCCGCCGCCGGCGCCTTCCTCGTCCCGGGAGCCAAGGCCGACAAGGCTGAGAACCGCTTCATCTTCCGCCTCCCCGGCGAGAAGGAGGACCGGTCGATGCCGCTCTTGAAGCACATCAAGGCGTCTTACCGCCGTCGCCTCTCCGAGGTGTCTCGACGCCTGAAGGATGAGGACTCCTCTGAGGACGCTCAGGCGCTCGCCCGCCTTGAGGCCGAGGCGATCCAGTTCGAGATCATCGAGGACTGTTGCCCTGGTCTGACTGACGTCGTTTCCAGCGACCAGCTGGAGGCGATCATCACCGCTTGGGGAGAGGCATCCGGTACCTCTGTGGGGGAATCCTCGGCCTCCTGACGGAGGCCTACCGCTACGAGAACGCGGTGAGGTCTGACTTGCTTGGGATGGGGCGGTCACTCGACGACGTGTGGAGTGGCCGCCTCTCCTGGCGGGACCTCAAGGCATATCTCGTCAGCCCGCCGATGGGCTCATGCCTGGCCGTGGCCCGCGGATCGTGGTCGCCGAATGAGCACATGCAGTCGCTCATCGTGCACCTGCTGCGCGTCCTGTCCTGGCAGACCGCCGGTGACAAGCGCGTGGACCCGCCCGAGTACATGCCAGTGACCAACCTGATCCGCCCGCCCGAGAACGACACAGACAGTGCCACGCCATACGGCGAGGGCACCTCGATTGACGAGATGCGCCGCATCCTGAACCTACCGGAGGACATCGATGGCTGACGGGCCTAAGCTCGCGACCGCGTACTACGAGCTCATTGCCGCGGCCCCCGGTGCCGAGAGGCAGATCACCGACGCCATCATCCCTCCGGCCAAGAAGGCCGGAGAGGAGGCAGGCAAGGAGGCTGGGGAGAAGATCGGTGAGGGCGGTGCCGACGGAGGCTCTAAGTTCGGGGGCCTCTTTGGCGAGAAGCTGCAGGGGGCGATTAACCCCACGCTGATCGCCGCAGCGCTCGGAACCGCCGCCATCGGGGTCGGCAAGGCGCTGTATGACATCGGGGCAGAGTTCGATGGCATGTCGGACACCATCCGCACAGGCACGGGCGCCACCGGAGAGGCGCTGGAGAGCCTGGAGAACAGCGCGAAGAAGGTCGCCACGACGGTCCCGACCACCTTCGAGGACGCCGGGCAGACTGTCGCGGACCTGAACACTCGACTGGGCCTCACGGGCGATGAGCTGGAGACCGTGGCATCTCAGGTCATCGCGGCCGGAGACCTCTTCGGCGAGAAGCTCGACATCAACAAGCTCTCCTCTGCGATGTCCGCCTTCGCCATCCCGGCCACGGAGACGTCTGAGGTGATGGATGAGCTGTTCCGTATCAGCCAGGCCACCGGCGTGTCGATGAATACGCTGGCTGAGTCGTCTGCGAAGGCCGCGCCCACGCTCGGCAACCTCGGATTCGACATCGAGGACGTCGCAACGTTGGTCGGACGTCTCGACAAGGCGGGGCTCAACTCGTCGGCCACCATCGCGGCCTTGGGCAAGGGAATGGTCTCGCTGGCTAAGGATGGCGAGGCGCCCAAGGACGCCTTCAACCGCGTCATCGGGGAGATCGACAACCTGGTCAAGTCAGGTGATGAGGCCGCAGCGCTCACTCAGGCCGGCAAGATTTTCGGCACCAAGGGCGCGCCCCAGTTCCTCGAGGCGCTGAAGTCCGGCGCGTTCGACCTGAACACCCTTCGAGAGTCCATCGGCGCCACGGGTGACACCATCCTCGGCGTTCAGGAGGACACAGCCGACGGCCCCGAGAAGTTCCAGATCGCGGTGAACAAGGCGAAGCTCGCGCTCCAGCCGCTTGCCGCGACCGTGTTCGATGGCGTGGCGAAGGCGCTCGACTGGATCACGCCGAAGATGGAGGCGTTCATCGCCTGGGCGCATGAGAACCCCGAGCTCATCAAGGGGATCGCTATCGCGCTCGGCGTTCTGTCCGCGGCGATCTTCGTCGCGGCCGCCGCGCAGTGGGTGATGAACAGCGCTCTGCTGGCGTCCCCGATCACCTGGATCATCATCGGCATCGGGGCGATCATTGCGGCCATCGTCCTGCTCATCGCCAACTGGGACTCCGTATGGCCCGTGCTGGTCGGGGCCTGGGACACCATCGTGGCCGCGTGGAGCGTCGCGTGGGAGTGGATCAAGGGCTTCTTCTCCGGCCTGTGGGAGAGCGTCACGACGTTCGTTGCCGGCATCCCCGAGGCGATCATGAACTTCCTGTCCGGGGCGTGGGACACCATCTCTGGTTTCTTCTCCCAGATGTGGGAGGGGTTCGTCACGTTCATCACCGGCATCCCCGACATGATTATGAACGGCCTTGGGACGCTTTGGGACCTGCTCGGCCAGACGTGGTCGGCGTCCTGGGAGGCCATCAAGGCTATCCTCTATGGCGCCCTCGTGGGACTGCTGTTCATCCTCATCGGTATTCCGCAAATCGCGTGGAAGTTCCTCACCGAGCTGTGGAACGACCTGCCGGCGATTTGGGCCGCGGTATGGAACGGCATTACGACGTTTTTCTCCAACGTCTGGAACGGCCTCCTCAACACTGCCAAGTCCATTGGGTCTGCTGTCGTCAACTTCGCGGTGAGCATGTGGAACGCCATCCCCGGCGTGTGGAACTCCATCTGGAACGGCATCACGTCGTTCTTCTCCAACACCTGGCATGGTCTCTTGAGCACCGCAAGCAGTATCGGGTCCAGCATCGTCAACTTCGTCTCCAACCTGTGGAACTCGATTCCCGGGCTGTGGAGCTCAGCGTGGAACGGCATCAAGAGCCTCGTGATCAGCGCCATGACTGGGATGTGGAACGGAGTCAAGGAGATCGGCTCCAGCATGCTCGACTGGTTCCGCCAGCTCCCACAGAACATCATCAACATGTTCAGCAACGCCGGCTCCTGGCTCGTGAACGCTGGAAAGAACATCATCAATGGGTTCCTGAACGGGCTGAAGTCCGCCTTCACCGACGTTCAGAGCTGGGTTGGTGGCATCGGTGACTGGATCGCCGAGCACAAGGGCCCGCGGGCCTACGACCTCAGGCTTCTGGTCCCGGCCGGTGGCTGGATCATGGATGGTCTTCAGACCGGTCTGAAGGGCGCCATGCCGGAGCTCGAGCGGACGATGCGGGACATCACCAACGGGGTCAGAGTCGGGTTCGAGGACCCGGCCGCGCGCACGGCCTGGAAGGTCAGCCGGGGCTTCAGCCCCGACGTCGAGCTCGGCCCCGCGGCCCCCGGCGGTGTTCAGCCCACGATCAACATCACGAACAACTACCCGCAGAAGCAGGAGGACTGGAAGACAAGGAACGACGTCGCGCAGGGCATCGCCCTGGCCCTGTCCTAATAGACTGGTGTCATGCCCAACGACACGTACTCAATTGATGGCGTCCCGCTGGATGATCCGGCGGGGCGCTGGCGACTCACGGAGAAGACCGAGCTCCCACAGTGGGGTGCGATGGACTCGCCCAGCGTCAAGGTGCCCCGTTACGACGGCGTGCTCGCCCTGGCCCCGATGGCGGCCGGTGTCTCCACGGTGAAGCTGGAGCTGATCATCCTCGGCGCGCACCAGGCCGCCGGGCTGCGGACCCTGCGCCGTATCACGGGCACTCGGTCGCTGCACACCATGGGCTGGACCCGCCGCGACGGTGAAGAGCTTGAGGCGCTGGTGCGCGTGTCGAGCTCGGTGTCTGCAAAGCCCAAGGGCATCGACGGCGACCTACTGGTCTCCTTCACCCTTGAGGCGGTCGCCGGCGAGTGGCGACGGAAGACAGCCGAGCGCGTTGACATGGTGACGAACGGACGCAAGTCCTTCCCGATCATCTCCGGCAGGGATGCCATCGCCACGCACATTGCGGTCAAGGCTGACACCGACGGTGGGTCGGTCACCGTTCAGGACCTCATCGGTGGGTCGGTCCTGAGCGTGGGCCGTGTGCCGAGCCAGCAGTGGCTCATCATCAACACTGAGGAGTGGGACATCCGAACCGTGCCGCAGGGGCGGGAGCAGACCGCCGGGGAGGACGACCCCAGCACCATGCCGGTGGCACAGAGGTCGGTGCCTACGCTGTCGATCTCGCCAGGTGGGTTCAGGCTCATGCAGCGGGACAACGGCGATGGGGCCATTGAGGTCAACGGCGGTTCCGCGATCCTGTGGTGGAAGGGGGCATACTGATGGTGAGCACCGGAAGGCCGAAGATGATGCTGCGCGCCGTCGCCTACGGCGCCTACGGCGGGGATCGCATCGGGGTGCTGCACCA